GCTTGACGTGGCCGTATTCATGCTGTTGGCAAAGCTGTACATTGCAACTGCAGCAGCGGCTATAACAGCGATACCTACACCAGTTAAAGCCAAGAACGTCCCGTAACTGATGTTTAGGGCATTCTGTGCAGCTGTGGCAACCCAACAGGCGGCAGAATACACTTTCTGGGCAATAGCCACGCCCATGCTGGTTGTCATGAAGGTGCCCATGACTGAAACAACCATCATGGCGCTGTTGAACACCTTAGTTTGGGCGTCATCGAGTAATCCGAATTGGTTGGCGATGTAGCCAATAGCCATGCCCGAAGCGCCGATTCCCGCTATGGCAGCACCCAAACTCTTAATGCGAGCACTCAAGGCTTCAGCGTCAGTTTTAATTCTGCCAAACTCGTTACTTGCGCGATTCACAGCCCGAATAGTTACGGCAATTTCTCTAAAACTCATAGTCCAGCCTCCGCCTTTGCTTGCTCAATAGCTGCAGTGACTACGGTTTCGAGTTGGGGCAGGTACTCTTGTATGGCTGGGTAGAGGTAGGGATGTGCCTGCATGTACTTAGTGCCCAACTCAACAAACAATGCATAAGTGGCGTCTGCGCCGATCTCAGCTGCCCATTCCTGAATCTTTGCATAAATGGTGCTTCGAAGATAGCCTGTGCGGACGGGAACAAGGCGTATGGCTTCAGCTTTTATGTCGGTAGCCCAGCTAACCAAAAAGCTGTGAACCTGACGCTGCATGCCCAAATCTAACTTTTGCATAGCTGCCTTGAATTTTTCTACGCCGCTTATGTCACAGGTTACTTCTAGTGCCGTTTTGCTTCCCGCTCCGTCTTCCGTTTTTCTTCCTCTGCCATTTCATCTAAGATGTTCAAGATGTGGATGAACCCCTGTATTGTTCTAGACGACTGCTTGTCAAGTTCTGTGGGTGTCCAGCCGAAGGTTTGACATAGCCTAAACTCGACAAGAGCGCTGTGCGGCTTTCCTCGTCTAACTGCTCTAGTAAAAAACGCAAATCCTCCCGAGACATGCCATTTAGCCTGTTAACTACCTTCGAGAAAAGCTCCCCAAGCTCGATGGGTATGCCTTCTTCTTCGCCCAGCAGCTTCTCAAGTGTTATCGGGTGGGTTTGGGGTTGACCATGCATGCTTGCCATAATGGTTTCGGCTTGTATGGCTATGAAGTCGCTGCTCTCCACATCGCCGGATAGCTTGTTGTATTTGGTATGCTTTTGGATAATGCGGTTCCGCTTAGCCCACGTTATCTCAACAAAGGCATAACTGCCCTTGTATTCTTCACCGAAGCGCCCATCAATCTCCAACTTTTCTGTTTTCAACTTGGTTCCTCCGTAACTATGAGATGCTGAGCGGTCCTCTAGCCGTGAAAGGTACCTTTGCGTAAATGAGGTCCTCGGCTTTGCCGCTTAGGGAAAAGTCATCCCACTTGGTATGCTCAACGCTAACCTTGTTGACGCCACCTAACCCGAATTCGAGGCTTGTCTGTTCTATGTCGGCTAAGATATCGTCCGCTTCTTGCTTGCTCTCAAACTCAAAATTGAGCTCCCCAGTCAGCAATCGTTTACCCCACGTGAGATACTTTGCCAAGTGCCCATTGACCAACCTTATGACTGGAATAGGTTTGCAGGAATTGTCGATTTGCAGTTTCCAAGAAGTAATTCGCTCGCAGGTTGCACCGGCGATTTTGACATAACTTTCGCTACCTGTTACGGCGCCAGAGTAGTCGGTGTATGTTGCCCCTGCGATTTTAGCTGTGCCCACTTCGACGTCTTGCGCTGGAAACTCCGCTTCGCACTCTAAGAGACCGTCTATGTCGCATGTTAGAGTGGCTTTGTCGAATCTTGCGCCCTTGTAGAGTAGGCTTATGATATCTGTGGCAAAGGCGAATTGGTCCTTGTAGTAGAACACTTGCAGGGAAAGGCTGACGTTTAGTTCTTGCTTGAGGTACTGTAGCAAGTTTATGGGAGAATCCGCTGGAATGGGGTACTTTACTTTTAGGACGGGCTGCCTGAGTCCACGTTTAAGAGCGACAACATCAATTGAGCCTGTACCTGGGACTCGAATGTCGTTTGGGTTTATGTCTGGGTCTATGCTGCTGCAGGAGTGCCCAAGCATCGCTGGGCTAGCTGGGACCACGCCGAAGGTACCCTCCGGTACATAATAGAACTTTTCTTGATCTGAGTGATAGGTGTCCACCATCTTTTTTCACCTGTGACTATGAAACGGCAACTGACTCGAAGAGCCAAGCCACGATTACGATTTCTTCCTTGTACAGGAACGGCTTTACATCGGTTACATCGACGTCTCGGTAACTGTGAGCGTCGCAGAACGTTATGCTCCGCACGTCAACGGTTGCTTGGACAAAATCGCTGTACAAAACGGCAGGCGAAACCCCATTCGACGGGTTGGTTGTCCTTGCCATCAGGTATAGGAAGCCGTCATCGTTGACGTAGTTCGTCAAGTTCGACGTTAAAGTGATAGTCAGGGTTTCGTCTGTTTCTGAAACGCCAGTTTGTGGATTGCTCCAAGCGCCAGCCAAGTTATCCCAGACTTTTAGGGTAACGCCGTTTCCCGATGGAGATAGCCCAAAACCTTCAAAAGACAAAACAACGTGCTTTAAGCACTGCTTTCTGGGTTCATTTCGGCGCGCTCCCGTTTTGGAGGCGATTTTGAAGCGGAAAAGCATAAACTCAAACTCACCGTTGCCAGTTGCGCTTTTTGAGTACCTTAGATCGTCGCTTCCCCAAAGGTTCGCATACTCGGAATTTGACAACTCTGTCCAGACTGGATTAGATGGCACGGGTTCGGTTGTGGCTGCCGCATCATAGACCTTATGTATTGTAGACGTCGAGTCGATTGGGTAGAAATTGTAAACTGTTCTGTAGGGTAGGTTGCGGTTTTCTGGAATAATCAACAGTATTTGCTCAAGCACTTTGTCACGCATGACTCTGCCGGCGTCTGAGCTTGCAGATGGCTTGTCAATAGTAGTTATGGTTGCTCGCAGAGAGTAGATGCGCCTTCTGAGTTTGCCGTCTAAGGTGTGCTTTTGCTGTTGGCACGGTTCAGCCGTCTTGGATACGGTGATTTGGGCATCATAGTCTTTGAGCAACTCCCGGTCATAATTCGCCTGAGAACAAAGAACACGGGCTAAACCTCCGTCATCCTTGACAACTCTTATTCTGGATTCGATGAGGCGCAGAACTGTTATGACTGGGTTTTCTACTTCGCTCAACTTACAATTAGCCTCCTTGCGACGTTTTTGAAGTAGAAGCGCTGATTGGCAAACGTGAAGGGCGTTACTGTCTGGATTTCGTAGTCTTCGCCTTGGCGCCTAATCTTGTCGTGCACTCGGACGGGAAGGAACGTGTACAATGCCAAGTAGTCGTTTAGGTAGTAACCTGCTTCTAACATGACTTGCTCGGCTTTTAGTGAGGAAACAATGGCTAGCAAATCCAAAGATTCGCCATAAGTCACTGTTGCGGCGGCTTCTCGCACAGGATAGAGCGTCACTGTTTCACCCTTAGTCTTTAGTATCTTTGTGAACTGGGTTACTGGCTCCTCGTAATGGAGGAAAAGCTCGGCTAGCCAACAAACGGTGACCATTGCCTGTTTATTTTCAACATAGCTATAGTCTGTGTGTTTGGCGCCCCAAAACATGAACTCCGCGGCGTGTTTACCGATGACTTCTATGCTGAGTTTTAGGCTTGGCTTTTCGTGGTTGCTGCGGATTTTCCAAAGGATCCCGCTTGTTACTGCATCATAGTAATCGCAGGCTGAGAATCTGCTGACAACGTCTATGTAACCAGCCCAGCAAACCGCAGGGTCATAAGCTGGGTACTTTGCGCTAGCCCTTATGTTGTTTAGGGCATTGTAGACTTTTTGGCAGCTGACGCTCCAACCTTCAACCTCATAGAGACCTATTAGGGCGTAGGCGAATGGGTCATCGTAAACCTCATTCTCCGCTAAGCCGACACGGTGCCATTTGCCGTCTGCAGAGTCAAAACTCAACCAGAGGTTCTCAAAGCCCGCTCTTAGAAAGCCAATTGCTTTACTGATGATGTTGTTGTAGACTGCAAAGCTTGGGATGTCATACTTTTCAGCTAGCTTCCTCAAACCAATAAGCCCATAGAGACATTCCACATCAAGCTGCAGAAGCCACGCATCCCCAATCGTCACCGCTCTAGCGAAGCCACCATAAGACTGCTGGTCCTGCATAGTCTTGAGAAAAGTTCCACCAGCCAGCTTAGCGGAATTCAAATAACGGGAATCTCTTGTAAGTTCATATGCTCTTAGAAGTGAAGGAATGACCCGGCAGGCGTCTATACTATAATAGTAGGCGCTGTCTTCTGCGCTTTTGAATCCGCCACAAGCCTTACGTGCTGAGTCAAGACACTGCTGGGTTAGAACCCAATCAGCTAAACTCACGATTTTGGTGGAGACGTCAGCTTTTCTGTTCTCAAATTGCTGGGCAGAGTATGCTTCACATAGAAAATCGATAGCAAAACTAGCTGCTAAAACACCTTTTCCAAAAGCGGGGTCAGGTGTGTTAGGCGGAATAACGTAGACATAGGGTGCGTAGTCCATGATGAATTGATAGTAGGGTTCAGGAACGGTTCCCATGGCTAAGCACTCCCTACGTAAGGCGTTTTTAGATTGGTCAGTAGCCGCTCAAACTCTGCCTGCAACACAGCTAAACTAGGCAATGAAGAGTTGGAACTGCTCAAGTCACCAACTGTAAAGTTTAAACCGATTGCTGAGCCGCCCGTGAAATAGCAGACCGCATAAATGGCAGCCAAGATTGTAATGGCTTCTTTTTGGGTATCGCTACAGTTTTGGTAGTTGATATCAGCGGAGAGCTCAAGCGCTACAGTAACCCCTGCACGCTTAATCATCTTCAAGACTTTAGCATCTGGAATATCCGCATCAGAAACATGGAGCACATCCCTAACGTCCTCAGCACTGACTGAAGCCAACAATTCAGCCTTCTACAGGTAGCCAATTAAGAACAAAGCGCATAAAAGCAATCTTACGAGAAACTAACCCCGAATTACGACAGAATAAGGTGAGCATGTTCCTACTAAGGCACTGAATATTGCCCGAGAGAGGAGTCAAGGATATGAATATCTTTAACACCTAGGCAAATTCCATCCCCTCGCAGGCGCCCCTCAAATAGTAACCGCTTTTGTAAGCATTTACTATTATATTATAACAGAAAATCGTTTTTAATGGGCCTAATTACTGAGCGGAATAGCGATATCACCTAAAATCAAAAATAGCCGTGTTCGTCGGTCACCTTTTCCAACTTCAACAACCTCAACAATATAGACGTTATCGGCGACTTTGAGCACCTTATTGACAAGCGGTGGTCCATCAGCCTGCAGCGTTATATTATCATTTAATTTTAGCCCTTTCATAACTCGAGTAAGGTCCGCTAGGCTTATCCCTTCTGTAATTCCAAATGTCTTAGATGCGAACTGCTCTTCAGCCAAAGCCGAGGAATCATCAACCGAAACTGTCGAGTTCAAAAAACCGATGAAACTATCAGAGGCCTCGACGCTGTCAAAGTAAATCGTTGTGCCCTCGGCGGTTCCTGAAAAAGTATAGGCCAATAAGTAAAGGGTGGATGAGGAACCCGATGGCGCAGTGCCAGTAAGAATCTTTTCACCATTAACGTAAAGCGCGGACTCATCGCCTACCACGGCTTTAAGCTCTATACAGTACCAAGTCTGCGTTTCAGGGCCAGTGGCGTATTGCCGAATTGTTCCCCCGCCATCACGTAGTCGCCAGTGGATACCGCCGCTGTCCTTGTACACACTAAGCATTGGCCTAGAAGAGGTAAAGTTGAAGCGCGCGATCAAAAACTCCGTAATGCCCAGTGGTAGAGCACCGAGGTAAACGTAAAATCGAAGATAAACCCCCGTCTTGGACGTATGAGTCTTAGAAACACTGTTGGTTTTATAGGTACTCGTTATAGTTGAATAGAGCGCGTAAGTTCCTTTATGCTTAACACTGCTTTGAACGGTAGGATTGCCATTGACAGCGGACCAGGCGCTTGTATCGCCACTCTCAAAGCCATCAATGAAAAAAGACGTAACAAAAGCACTCCGTGAGCTTAAGAGAAAGTGATCTGCAGACTCAAAGTCCACGTTTCATTAGCTGCTTTAGTGCCCTTACTAGCTGTCTTCCGGTTCAAGTTCTTACCCGTATCGTCAGCGGCGTTAACAACTGTATATTCTTCCCAGGCGAAATTCGCCTCAGAACCGCCAAAAGTCGCTCGCCACTCAGCAGTCTGATTAGTACGCTGCGGCCAAGTAGCATCCATGGCTTTATACGCCTTATTTGTTGATGCCTGCAATCCTGTTTGGGTTGCTTCTGGAGCAGTGTTTGAGTCACCTACACCCAGCCGGGCGTTAGTGTTATCCCACTTTGTCGGTAATCCCAAACCGCAGATTATATCGATTAGTTCTCCCAAGCCCTCATTCAAGGCCACATTAAACGGAATTTCCTCGGTAGCAATAAAACTGTCTGCAAAGCGAGCCAAAGCCTCATGTGTCAACATTCCAGCCTGCATAGCTTTTGCTATCTCGTTTGCTGAATCTCGGAACTTGTCAATCCGCCAACATGCCTTCCAACCGACTCTATCCTGTGTACTCAACTATTTTCATCCACCATCATTCGGTTTCTCGCCAGCTGCACAAGTCAGCTACGTTCGAGCCCAGCTTTCAATGGTAGCAGCTCAAAGTGGCCAATAAGGCCTATCTGGAACTGCTTTACTTGACAGCAAAAACGGCGACAATAAGCAACCAAAGCAACCGTTATCGCTATCGACGCAACTATAGCAAAATCCATCCAAGGATATTACCTCCTAACAAATGCCCCTCCAGGCAAGAAACAACAAACCCTTCTCAGTGACATAAAAAGGCGCCCTATGCTCGCAACCAGCCTTCCGGATATTACCATCCCGAATCAAAAAATCAAAAATAGCGTCGAAAGTAGCGCTCGAAATACCTTTAAACTCAACACGCCTCTGGAGGGCTTTGCGCTGAATAGGCTCTTTGCTAACTTCACGAAGTATCACACCCATAATTTTGATAGTTTCACGTTTATTCGGCACCAACAAAGCCTCCTCGAGCTACTTCGCGCAAAGTGCCATCGACGTTCCAAACAAAAATAAGCGTGAACACCAAAGAAGCCCCATCATAAGCATTAAGAGAGGCCAAAGTACCATCAACGTTCCAGTTAAAACCAAGCTTAGTCAATTTATGCCCAGGTGGCGGACTCATCAAATCCATTAGCGCACTATGAATCGCCCTATACGCCTCAGAATACTGTCCATAAGGAACCTCGGTCAAGCGATTTAGCCTCCTTTGTTCCCCGAACCGTTTGTGTTGATATCCCAGAGTTCCCAGCCGAACTTGACCGCGTTCTTTCGGAATTCCTCACTGCGGATGAGCCCTATTTCAGCGGCTTTGATGAGATCGGCTGGATTAAGTTCCGGGGTTTCGGGGCTACCAAAATTCAACCTCACCTTAGCCTTAGCGGCGTCAAGCCCAGATTGGGAAACAATTACAGCGAAGATTTCACGCTCCACCTGCCGCTTGACATAGCGCTGGACAGGCTTAACGAGCATATCTTGTAGGTCTAAAGCCGCATTTGCCGAGGCCTCAGTGAAGCCTGGAGTGCTAAACAAACGTGGCAAAGGTGTTTCGCAACCCAAATAGAACTGGTTAACCATGTGATCAATGTAATACTCGAACCGTGCTCTGGGGTCAATTGTAACCGGATCCAGCTTGGCAGGGGTTTTGCCGCTATAGAAAAGCCATGTGCCCTCTTCACTGCGGTTCTTTATTGCGGTCTCAAACTGTTTAATGGTTGAGTCTTTGGCTTCGGGAACTGAAGCTAAGACGTCTGGGCCTGCATATTTCTCGAAGATTTTGGGCATGAGCTTCTCGATTTTAGCCTTCATCCAAGCATACGCTGGGCGCTTATCATTCTCAAGTGTGAGCGTATGCAAGAGCACCTGCAATAGGCCTGTGCCGAAACCTGATTGGATGTCACCGCCAAGGCGCCAATGGATGACTGCTTCGGGATTTAACTCGCCGCCTTTATTGTCACGGCTGATTTCGCGGTAACTGCTTTTTAGCTCATAGCCAGTGACTTTGTAGGGCAGCTTTAAGCTAGGAACACTGCTTAAGCCAATGCGTTGAATCGCGTCAATTGGCATGCGTATGGTATCAGTTAATTTCTGGGGCGTCAGTCGTAGCCAAAAGTCGTTTCCACAGCCAATTAGGGGCTTAGCCATTTCATTTAGTAAGCCATCTAGGTTAATGTCTTCACAGAACTTGTCGACAGCAGCTTTAGCCTCTGAAGCTTTATCGTACTTCTCGTCGGCTGTGGTGTAGAAGCCCATTCCAACTGTTGAAGCGGATAGTAGGTCGATGCTGCTTTTGCAGGTTGGGTCGCGGTCATAGAGCTTCATGACATCTGCAAGCGGAATGCAGGTAGTATCAAAGAATACTCGTCCTTTTGGTGTAGCCACGCCGGAAGGGGGCGCATATGAAAGGATTTCACGGATTTTTTGGACCACTTTGCTCATGACTGTTCCGCCTTGTTTGATTGGTTTTCAAAAAATGGGGATTTGTAACATGTCGAACCAGCGCTTAGGATAAGGTTGTTTTGATGTTGGTCATTTTGGCAACAGCTGACGAGCGGAGAATGCCAGCGCCGAATCGTGTAGTTGCGCGGACGCCGTATTTGCCGGTTTTTATGTCTTCCCAGTCTTCAACCGTTATGTCTCTGCGTAGTAGCATAGCGGAAGCGACGCGTGTGTCAATCGCATAAGCGGTACCGTTGGGCACTAGAGTGCTGGCCTGAACTTGCATTCCAAGAACTGAGCCGATGCTACCTTGTTCGATGTCGGTTTCACTGCTTGGCAGATACTGCGCATGAACAAATTTATCGTCGTTAAGCAATTGATGAAGTTGTGTCTCGTTCACGGCTAATACGGTAGGTCGCCAGTTCTCGCCTCTGACGGCGTCGTGAAGTTGTAGTAGTCCTGTCCAGCTTAATGCGGCGTTGTTGCCATTTATTGGGGCGTCGCCGGCCAAGTCTGCGTCAGCAATGGTGGCGTATAGTGTGATGATGTCTTTGGTTTCTTGTATGCCTAAGGTTCTGCCGACTTTCTGCACCATGTTATCCATGACGTTCCAAGTGGCGTCTTCGAGGAATTCTCGGGTCCATTCTTCTGAGGCTTCGGCGAGTACATTGGTGTAGACGTCAACGGTTGAGTTCTTTTTTCCGCTTAGTCGTGTAACTGTTCCTTCGGAGTAGCGGTATGCGACTGCGTCTGTGTCGAGTGGGTAGCGCTCCATTGTCTCTGAGGTTGGGGTGGTATTGATGATGTTTCTGCCAATGAGTTCGGGGAACGCTGCCTGCACAAGGGTGTCATGCATTCTGCCCAGGGCGCTTGTCATGTCGCTGAACAGGCCTTCTTTTAGTCCCATAGCGACATAGCGTTTCATGAAGGGATGGTCGATTTTCTGTTTGAGTTTCTCGTAGACTTCGCGTTGGTCGTTTGGCTTTGCCATTAGGGATTCAAATAGTCTTGGCTTCAAGCTGGTTACCTCTCGACGTCAATGAAGATTAGGTCGCCGTCTGCTACTGCTGATTCAAGCGCGGTTCCAAGTTTGCGATTGTAGAATACAGTGTAGGTCGCTGTGCCGCCTTCATTGACTGGCTGGTCCACTGTCTGTGCTACTTTGTTGCCGCCTGCACTGCACACGCCATATCCACGGGATATGGGTCCGTTTGCCACTACTTTGATTCGGCCTTTTTTGAGCACTGGACACATAGCGCCAGCAACAGCCGATTTGACGGCTACTCCTAGTGCCATGTCCCCACCGGGACTTGGTGAAACCTTATCGTCGGAGCTGAGGTAGACGGGTGAGCCTTTGGTTATGGCAGCTTCAGCTTCATAGGATTCAATTTGGGCGTTAGGATCGTCTGTTTCTCCTGCAGCCATCCAGGGTTTGCCTGTTTTATCAGTCATCTAATTTCATATCGAATTGGTTTCTTGAATTTCCCAAAGTTCGTCCTTTGGTACTCTCCCCCACAAAAGTGAGCAAAAACACAGCTAGCTGCCTCCCGCTTTCTGCTCTAGCTGCTTGACTACTCTTCGGAGTTCCTGACACATACGCTGGGGCCCCAAACTCCAACTACGCTGAATCATAGGAGACGGCAAAACCGCCTCAACCATTTGTGCAGCCTCCGAAACCGCTATCATCTTAGGCGGATTCTTCAGCAGACCACCACCAGGAACTTGTTTACGCAAGTCTTCAATGGTTTTTTGAGCCTCAGTAAGTTTGCCCTCGGTTTGAGTTAGCCTTTCCATAACTTGCACATTAGTTTCAGGAATACCGGGAACCGCTACCAGACTTAACTCAGCGTTATGCAACCCATGCGGGACTTTGCCGTCCACCAAATCGACCGCTTCGTAGTCTGCGCCTACGCTTACGTGCTGAACGAGACCTTTGCGAATTTTCTCGGCTGTTTCCCCATCGTAAATTTCTGCTTCATACCAGAGGTTATGGCCATCCCAATCAGTTTTTGTTACCTTGCCGATAGCGTTAGGAATTGCAACATGCTCGATGTAGACAGGAGCATTAGCTAGCTTGGCAGTAAAGGCTTGCAGCTCCTCACTGGTGTAGATATTATGGTTTCGGCTCATGCCAGAACACATGGCTACCCCACGAATCCGTAATAATTCACCTGACAAAGCTTCAACCACATTGAAAGGCAAAAGCGAAGCTACATGATCTTTAACACGCTTACAATCCTTACAGCTACAGCCATCCTGAGACATAGCAATCGCAAATACAAAACAAAGCTACCCTTTAATGGCTTGAGAGCCAAAACACGATCTATATCGCGAATACGATATTCAAAACTTAATCGGTCTGTTACCCGAGATGGGTTCAGTACTATGAGTTGGTTGGATTAAGCCAACTAAAGAAACTCGGCGGGTTAGGTATTGGCTCAGTCGTAGCCAACATCTCGAACCTCAACAGTGAATGCTGGAAAGCCCTCGTCCGTGAAGACTTCATTTATTTTTTCGAGATCGTCCTTTAAATGGCTTATTATAAGGTCCGCTTTTGAGGTATCCTCGCAATCTATCACTATTCTATTACCCTCGAAATATAGTCCAATTATATTTAGGTGGGATTCCCAGAACTTTGCTTCTTCTTCTTCTTTCATCAATCCGTTTTTAATGAGAATTGCATAAAGACAAGAGCTTATTCTTGCAGACGATATTTCACAGCCATCGAGTAGCCTGAAAATCGCACACATTAACCGAACATTTACTTTATTGTTAATTTTGCCTTTCCTTATGGCCGCCAAATCAGTAAAGTTGCTCGAATGAGCCATAACAATTAGCTCTAAGCATTTGAGCAGATCTCCGCCTAGTTTGTCAGGGAGGTTGCTAAAAGAGGGGTCTTTTGTTAGCAACCTTGCGGATTCAAGGTTATGTTTTGGTCGTTCTATAATACAACCTATGTCATGGACGCAAGCTGAAAGGGCTAAGAGGAAAAGTTCTTGTTTTGAAAAGGAAAAAGAGGGAAGAGTATTAGCGAGGTTTTGTTTAAACTCCACTAGCAACTGAAGAATATTCTCAGAATGCCTCACGCCGTGGTCCGTATATTCAGGAATAGTTCTGGGAATGAAATTCAGGATAGGGGTAACGTACCATTTTAAATCTCTAATTATCGCTATTTCTTTGTCGTCTAAGCCTAGTTTCTCTAATATCTGCTCGGTAGTCAACTCGTCGTCTTGCATCTATTTTACTCTCCAATATTTTTCGTAGACTTCTTTTATTGTGCTTCTGGATTCGCCTGCAATGTACAACAGCCTGCCTGCCTGGTTTTTATCAGTTGGACCATATTCTGCTTTAACGATTCCCCAATCGAAAAGCGTTCTTAGTGACTTCATAACATCTGTTGAATTCATATACGGTTTTAATTGCTTCGCCAGCTTTGAGAACCAGACCTTCTCTTCGGTCTCATTGCAGGCGAAAATTTGTGAGGCAACCTTGAACTCGCTCGAAAGTGCAACTGCGGATGGGTTTGTTGGGGTTATTCCTTCACTCTTCTCTTTTTTCATGGTGCTGCGCCTGACATGTTTCCGTTTATAGTTAGAGGAGCTATATAAAATTTCGCTATATACTTTTTTTCTAGAAAGTTAGTTTAGTTTTTTAGTAATAACTTTACTCCTTTGCATAAGCCGTAACTTAACAGCCAAATCCTCTTAAATCAGAGAATATATATGCGTATGCTAAGATGATTGCCAATTTGTCCGCTACGCCGACAAATCTAAACGAGTACATGGGGCACCTCAAGGCATTGGAGCCTGAAGCGCTAGCTCAACAAATTAGAGCTGAAGTTTTAAAATTCATGGAAGCGAACGTTAAAGAAAATAACGAAGAGGAAACATTACTTCTTGTTGGACGAAAAGCAGCTCTGCTGTTTAGTCCATTCTTTGAGAAGTTTAGAGGTAAAACTATTTCTCAAGCTCTCGGAGCAAATTATCCGCCTCAACGCATAAATTACGAGCTATTAAACACCCCGAGAATCATTAGGAATCCCTCACTGGTCAGAAAACTGAATGGAACTTTTTGGACCTCCGGGAGAATGTCGCCAAAAATTAGTTTACTTGCAGACAGTATCAATACAGGTGCTGAGATCCTATCCGTCGGGAGAGCTGTAAAGAAAAAAGGCCACAAAATTTGCAATATTTACTGCTATGCTTCAAACGCAGAGACCGTTAAGAAGCTAGAGCACCACGAACCATTCTCAGACAGCAATATCGTCTGTGCACACAAGTTTGATCCTAATGAAGCAACACCGTTCTTCAGAAGCGTTCAAGCATATTACCAGTCACTTCTTGATCCAGTTGACTCAGATCACGCTTACAACATCTATCACGGAGCCGCCAACTTAAACGCAGAAACCATCTCCAAAGTAATCCAATTTGCATGTCAACAAATCTTTGGTAACAACAGCCTGAGCTTCGAGCAGGATATCGAAGGTCTATACCTGCCTAAAAACGTTAAAAACATGACTGCAGACGTGGGCAATATTGACCCAGCGAAAACTCGCTTTAATCCTCAACTTAATGACTTCCTCACACTTCTGGACTTCAACTTTCCATTCATACGCCTAAAAACACTTTCCGAAAAGAAAAGCACCGAATTCTCGATCATGGCTAGTTTCCCGTTTGAACCCATTGACGTTCAAGCACTATGGCTAAAAAGAAAATGCCAGGTCTGCAACAAGTCAAAGTGCTACGCAAACCTGGTTAAAAGTAATTTAGACATGAAATCGCTCCGGGAACTGCTATGCCCAATGTGCTTAACCAATTATGTCGAACGTTCCATCCTAAAAAAAATAAGTAACACCGTTATGTCCATGTTGGAACCAATGGGTGGCGCCTACAGAGGCATATGTATCGAAAAACATGATCCGATAGAAAGAGAAATTTAGAACTTTTAAACTAACAAAAGGGGAAAATATTGGCGTTAGGCCTTTTTCCAGAATTTCTCATAGATCTCTTTTATGGTGCTTCTGGATTCGCCTGCGATATACAACAGCCTGCCTGCACGATTCTTATCAGTTGGACCATACTCCGCTTTAACGATCCCCCAATCAAAAAGCGTTCTAAGCGACTTCATGACGGTTGCTGGACTCATGTAGGGCTCCATAAGCTCTGACAGCTTAGAGAACCATACCTTGCTTTGGGCTTCGTTGCACGCGTAGATCTGTGCCGCAACTTTGAATTCGTTTGATAGCAGCTCAGACTTACTTTTTTCCATCAAACTTACCTTCTTATTTTATATGATACTTTACAGCTACAGACTATTTGATCTGATATTTAATTTAGTGTGTTGTCTCTTCGAGGCAGTCACATTCGAGTCATCAACTACCAGACCCACTGTATCGTAAGTTATAATACACACTTCCAATATTTAAAGTACACTTTTCTATGGCAAAGTTACTTTCGTTTTTTAGTTAACACATATAATATTTTAGCATAAAAGTTATTAAAAAAAGCAACAACTTGAGTAGCTAACAGGAAGGCGGAATGTGGAAGTAGAAACTACAGAAGTTCCAATACAGTTTCAATCATTCGATGAATACATTAAACATCTCAAACAACAAAAAGCGGAAGAGATAATTCAGCAGATAAAGGACGATGTAAAGGCGTTTGTAGAACGAGAAATAAAAGCGGACAAACCAGACACAAAAGAAACTATGCTTATAATAGAGAAAAAAGCCAAATTGCTGTTTGAGCCTTCATTGGGCCGAATCATAGAAAAAGGCTATAGCCCCGCCTACGTACGAGCGTGCCATGACATAACATTTACCAGAGGCACACTTACCCCTACAATGAGCCTTCTAGCAGACTGCATAAACACCGGTGACGAAATTAAAAAAATCGTTAAGGGTAGAGCAGCCAATAACCAGACCATCAATCGCATATACTGCTACATCCTGAACAATGAGGGACTCGAGAAGCTAAGAGCAGACCCCGCAACTGAAAAAATACCAATTATATACGGCCACATCCTCAAAAATGGCGAAGCCGCCAAAATAATAAACACAAGTGATGACATCTTTGGAAAACTAAAGATATTATACAACTCGCTTCCCGACCCCATGGACATAGATCACTGCTATGACGTCTACCATGGCAACTCTTCCCTAAGCTTCACAGACCTCAAGACTAGGCTTGAACAGTGCTGCCAAAATGCATTCGGGATCGCCGACCTCACATTCTCGGATGATGATTTCATGATCGTACCTAAAGGAATGCACAGCATGAGAATGAACCTTAATCCTAAGTCCATAGGTTGTCCCAACCCCACCACGCTCATGCTTTTACAAACTAAAAAGTTTGACCATGCAAACTTAAAGCTTAAAACCTATCATCAAGAGGGTAGACTTCAGTTTTCGCTCATTGGCTGCTTTCCGCTTGGAGAACTTCGGAGAAAAGATGTAAACCCCAATCACGGTTGCCCTGTCTGCGAAGAACAGAAATGTTACCAATACTTGACAAAGTTCCAAAAGACAGTTTCCAAGGATCTCCGCTGGAAATCAATGTGCCCTCTTTGTATTGCGAACTATGTTGAGAGAACGCTACTTAACGAAGTAAGTAAGTCATTCTTGGCGTCATTAGATGGAAAACAGATGATAGTCGAAGGGCATGATCCATTAGAGAGGGACTTACCATAGTAAATTAGCAATCGTTATTTGTTGGTTTACTGGATTTAAGCCCATCTACGAACTCTAAATCAGCTCTAGCACGCTCGAGTTTCTTTAAAGCGTTTTTTCTAGACCTTGTTACATTAGGTATTTCCATTTTTAGCTTGCGAGCAATCTTATAATCGGATATATCTTCAGCCTTTAAACGCAAAATCGCCCGCTCACGTTCAGTTAACGGCAATGCTATGCCTCCTCATAAGAGTGCGTAAATGGGACCGCACCTTCGGCTAGTAAATCCGCTTTGGAAGCTCTGTAAGCGTCTACTCCGAAGCTTGTCATAGCCCAACACCAACCACGCCGCTCAACAACCGCTGAATCCAACTCCTTAGATAGCCGCTTATTCATGCGTACAATCCGTCGAGTAACCTGATGCCGTGTAATATTGAATTCAATCAATTTGGCGGCTATGTCTTTAGGGAGCATTCCGGGAGCGCCTGCTTCGAATAGCAACTGAAGAATTGCTTTGTCAATCTCATCTACACAAGAGGCCTCCTCGATAAGCGATTTCTCAAAGTGTAGTGAATCCTTCAGGCCAGCGAAGATAACTCTGAGCAGGAGCTTTATCTCTGCGACGTCACGGTCGAGTTTCTTGTCCTTGGCGAGTAGGTACTTTAGTTTTCCAACCTTGTCAGCTTGGCTACGCTTCGTTTTTGCCGCTTTTTGAGC